GACATCTTCAAGAATCGATTGGATCCAAGCACGGATCGGAACTCCCACTTGTTTACAAACCAGCGTCCGTGGATATTCCTCTCTTTCTTGGCCATCCGATTACTTATTAAACTCAAGATAATACCCGTGACCTGACTCGATTTGTTCACCTCATGATACACCTCACAACCACCATATTTATCTCTACATGTGGAGCGATTTAAAAACATCATCTTCCTTCGCAGTGGATCAGTAACCCTCGACATATGTAAGGATTGGGAATTTATAACCGCAATTACCTTATAATCATCCGGCAATTGTTCCTCTCCATGCGCCAGCAAAATCTTTCTGCGATCAGCAAGCTGATTCGCGGTGAATTTTATTCTCTCGTTGGCATAATCCCAGTTAGGGTTAGGTTTCTTGATCAGACGTCTGTTATGTTTGTCAATAGCTACTATATCTATCTCTTCGAGCCAGTGTGGGAACCGTTCCGCATTGTATGTTTTACCCATACCCACTGTCATGATTATTGCCTCACCACCAGAAATACAATCACTAGCCATTGGAAAGTTGTAATGGTAGTATAATGGATAGTTAATCCCGCTATCACACAAACATCTATTCAGCACATAATCACCCACAATATGTTTCACACGTCGACGCGAGTCGACCAATAAATTAGTTACTACCTTCACAAGTTTATCAACTACTACACCACGATCCGTTATTGATAGTCGCCGCGCATAGTCAACATAGTTCTTGATCGTTGACATCACAAATTGCAGCTCGCTCTCTTGTTTATCACGAATCGGATTGATCTGCCACAAGGTTAGATTCATACGATTAGGGTAGCCATGTATACCATCCCGGGCGTACACCCGGCGCAAATACTCATCAATTCTATCAGATATAAAGAATTTTGATGGATTAACATCCAGACCCATCCCCCGATATGCCTCTGCTAGTGCTATACAATCGATCGGATGGTCTAACACCACCAGATCATCGTCACCCTGTGCATTAAATAGCAGTACTCGAATGTCAAATGAGTACTGTGATAGCAACTTCTTTGCACAAGAAAATTCACCAATGTTGATCAACGTATCCA